GCCAGAGTGTTTACGTTACCAGTGGCAATTACTGCACCTGCTGTAATTAAATTACTGCCAGTGATATTGCCTGATGCACTAACACTTACAGCACTGACATCTGCAGAACTAATTACATTGCCACCTATCACATTGGCTGTGGCTGACACATTGCCTGTGGCACTGACTGCACCTGTGGTAATCACGTTACCTGCATTGACGTTGCCGGCAGCAGAAACCAGTCCTGTAGTTCTTAAATTACCAGACTGGGTGTTGCCTGCCACTGTGAGCAAGTTTGGTCCAGCTGTGTCAAATGTCAAGCCTGCTGAGGCGCCAGCATTACCATTGGAGTTAAACAGAACCTGAGTATTTGATCCAGGCACGGTCAAATTACCAGTGATATTGCCTGCAAAGTTGCCAACAAAGTATCCAGCAGTGGTGATATTGCCTGCTGATGATATCTGGCCAGCAGTGGTCAAGTTTCCACCAGCCACATTTCCAGTGGCTGTGACTGTACTGGGAGAGAATGCTCCTGTGATGCTTAAATTGCCACCGGCAATGTTGGCAGCAGTGGTGATATTGCCTGTGGCTGTGACTTGACCAGCAGTTTGAATGTTGCCGCCAACAACATTGCCTGTGGCAGACACCAAACCGCCTGTGTTGATATTGCCGCCAGTGACATTGCCAACTATACTAGCCAATCCAGCAGTGTTGATGTTGCCGCCAGCAATGTTACCAGTTACATTGAATGCACTTACAACGTTGCTGCTCAGGCTCAATCCAGCGGCATTTAAATTTCCACTGGTTATATTACCACTGGCTGATACTGAAGCGGCACTAACAGCAGCCGCTGTGATCAAGTTACCACCAGTGATGTTGGCACTTGCTGATACTACTCCAGCAGTGTTGATGTTGCCACCAGTGACATTGGCACTGGCTGATACTGAAGCGGCACTAACAGCAGCCGCTGTGATCAAGTTACCACCAGTGATGTTGGCACTTGCTGATACTGAAGCGGCACTAACAGCAGCCGCTGTGATCAAGTTGCCACCAGTTACATTACCTGATGCGCTGATTTCACCTGTTACATATTCACCTGTTGTGGCAAACACTGCCACATTTGATGTACCACCTACACCTACAGTGACATTGCCACCTGAACTCACAACTGTGACGTTACTAGTACCGTTGTTGATATTGGCCACACTTGTGATCACACCAGTCAACAATGCACCATTGCCTAAAATATATCCACCAGTGATATTGCCAGCAGTTGATATGGGGTTTGTTCCAAATGCAGCCAAATTAGCAGCCACGTTGGCATTGCCGTAACTGGCAGCAATGCCTGTGAGTTGACTACCATTTCCCAGTATATAATTACCAATCACGTTGCCTGTGGCTGATATTGACCCCACAGTGTTCAAATTACCAACGTTGGCATTGCCACTCAATACCATTAGATTAGAAGTGGCGTCAAAGGTCAAGCCGGCTGCGGCACCTGCGTTGCCAAAGTCGTTGTATAATACTTGTGTGTTAACGCCCGGAACCACAAGATTACCACTGATGTTGCCTGAGAAGTTGCCAACAAAGAAACCGGTTGTGGTGATGTTGCCAGTGGCTGACATCTGACCTGCAGTTGTGATGTTACCACCGCGAATATTGCTGGTGGCACTGATCACACCACCAGTGTTGATGTTGCCGCCAGTGACGTTGGCCACAGCAGTTACGGCGCTACCACTTACACCACCAGTGACTTGAAGATTGCCACCAGTCAGCAGAGTTGCTATCACTGCACCTGGAGCCAGTACATTACCACCTGTGATGTTGCCTGTGGCAGTGACTTGTCCAGTGGTACGTAAATTGCCACCTATTACATTGCCCACAGTGCTGCTGGTGGCTAAAATTGTGATGTTGTTGGCTTGTATGTTGCCTGAATATGTGGGCAAAAATGCAGACACATTGGCATTGCTGTATGTTTCTGGCAGGCCATCAAGCAACGCACCGTTGCCCAAGAAATAGCCATTGGTGGCGATATTGCCAATGACACTGAGTCCCACTGTGGAGAATGTGGCACGAGTTGCACCATTCACAGCAACTACCACATTACCTGCAGCCACAGCAATGGCCACGTTGCTGTTTCCATTGCTGATGGCATTGCTTCCTGCCTGTCCTGTGCCTTCTAATACAAACGACCCACCGGCTTGATTGGTAAACACCAAGGCAGTGGCGTTGCTGGAGATGGTGGCTGAGTTGAGAAAAATTGTGTTGCCACTCAAATACAAGTCATTCCATGCTTGTGTGGCACTGCCAAGATCGTAAGTGACATTGGCTGCTGGCAACAAGTTGCCTTTGAACGTGGTGTTGGCAGTGCCAAACACCGCAGTATTACTAACGGTTTGAATGCCAATTGTGACAGGGCCTCCAGCAGTCACAGTGACATTGCTTTGGCCCAAAGATATATTAGACGCTGCCGCTGCGGTGACACCAGTAATTCCTTGTCCGTTGCCCACAAAATACTGGGCATAAACTGTGTCTACTCGTTGAGCAGGAGCGCCAATGTCATACACAGCATCAATGCTGGGCATGATTGAACTATTTGCTTGGATATTGCCAATTCCATTGGCTCGTAACACCAGGTTGTTGTTGGTGCCGGTGACTGTGATGGTATTTCCAGAGATGACAACATTGCTGCCCACAGGGCCAGCGGTATAAATCTCAGTAAAATTCTCATTTACAGCGTTAAATGCATCGCGTAACGGTTCACCAGTGCCGTCATTTGCTGCTGCACCAATGTCAATAATCTGTTGTGCCATAGGTCTATCATGTCCTCTAGTGTATTTACCAAAAGGACTTGTTTGCTATTTTAGCTTAATCTTGTATAAGTTAGATATGAACCAGATTGAATATTGATATTTGCTACACTGGTTTGTGCCTGAATTGTGACATTGGCATTACCAGCACTGTAAATGGTACCAGTAATTTTCACAGCTCTAGGATCTGTACCAGTCATTGACTGAGTGGCTGCTGCGGTACCTGACACATTGGAGGTTGATGCACTAAATGCAGTGGTCTGTGCAGGTTGTGCTTCAACTGTGTAGTAACAGGTACCTGCGTCAAAACGTGTGCTGAATCCTGTGGTGGTGCTGCCATCAGGCAAGATAGGCAGATAGGCTTCGTATTTGTAACTGTATCCGCCCAGAACCAAGAATCCCAACACACCCACATTGGCCTGTACGGCACTGTCGAATGCCACTGTGGTGGGCTGCCAAACAATGTTTTCTACCCCAATACCTGTGCCCGAACTGTTGCCCGTGACTTGAAGATTGGATGTAACTGTGTTGGCTGTGGCTGACACATTGCCTGTGAACATGCCTTGAGCGGCCACCACATTGGCGCCATTGACGTTACCTGTGGCTGAAATCAGTCCGTTGCTGAGAACATTGCCACCAGTTACATTGCCTGTGGTACTGATGCCTGATGCTCCTGCTGAAACAGCACCCACGCTGATTATGTTGCCACCAGTGATGTTGCCAGTCACTGTGGCCAATCCTGCAGTGATCAAGTTTGCACCTGTGACATTGCCACCAGCAGATGCTTGACCAGAAATCAGTGCATTACCACCTGATATGTTGGCTGCACTTGTGATGTTACCACTGATGTACACAGTTCCAGTCACTGCCAGTGTATCCAAGGGCGCAGCGTTGGCAATGCCCACGTTGCCCACATTGTCCACAACAACCTTGGCTGTGACAGCGGCACCATTGGTTGAAGTTAAAATTTGAACATTGGCATTGCCTGTTGTGCCTGAGGCAATGGCACGAATTCCTGCTGTGACTCTGGCGCCTGGCGTGGCATCACTGGTAAACCATTCCACTGCACCCAGAACTTGTCCGTCGGTGACTGTGGCGTCAGTGTCTGTAAATCGAATAGTTGGCTGCCCCACACTAGCATCTCGCGAAATCAATACGTTGCCAGAAACATTGACATTGGTTCCTGTAACGTCTCCAGTGGCCGAAACTTGACCTGCTGTGCGTAGATTGCCACCTTGCACGTTGCCAGTAACACTGGCCAATCCTGTTATAAAAGCACCTGTGGTGGCAAAAACTGCCACGTTTGCAGTACCTCCCACAGTGACGTTGGCATTGCCATTGGTCACAGGGATTTCAATGCTGGTAGTGCCGTTGAAAATTTTGTCAGCGTTGATGTTGCCCACCAACACAGCATTGCCAGTAACTGTCAAGTTACCTTCTATGTTCACTGAAGGTGAAATCAAATTGATGGGATCGCTGGCACCAATGCTTTGTATAGTGTACTCGCCACTGACTCGTTTGACTGTTGACATTTAAAGGTCCTTTGTGTTATTTATGCGGTCAAGAAAGTCTGACATGGGCATGTGTCGCAAATTGTCAACATTGGAAAATTCAGGGATTGCAGCGGTGGTATCACCCATCACACGATGAAAACTGGTCTTGGGAAAATCTCGACAAACAGTTACTATTTGTCGCACCCAGTTACCAGTGTAAGTGGGCAAACTTGAACTTTTTCTGTAGAATTCAGTGTCAGCATACACATTGTTGAATCTGTTGTTGACACTGGGTCCCATGTCAAATCCAACAAGATAAACTGCCAAGTTCTGATCCATGGCTGCTACACCCACAGCAATTGGCCCTGAACTAAATCCAAAATAACTTTGTGGCACTGATCTTGCGCCCAGTCCTGGCAAGGGTTTTCTGGTGTACATTAGATGTTTTTCAGCATAACCAGAATTTTGTATGGTGTGTGCAATGGCTTTGTCTGTGCTGATCAACACATCTGGAACAAACTCTCTGTACAGGGCATTGCACCCATAGATTCGCCCATGCGGTTTTAACTGATTCAAATCCACACTTAATCGGCTGACGCCGTTGCCCAATACAAATGCTGCGCTCATAAAAAAGTCCTCCCATTATGTATCTGGGAGGACTTGGTAGTGTTACAAATTAGATAGTAACGTTGTCCACAATGGCTAAGTCCAACAAGTTTTGTTGACCTGTGGTCACAGTGCCTGTGTTGGCAGCGCCAGTGGTGCCTGACTTGATAACTGTGCCTTCGTCAGTGAAGAAGTTGGTCACATATCGTTTGTCTGCAATCACTGAAGTGTCTGCATAGGTTGATCCGCCGGTCCAGTCCAACAAGAACTTGTTGGTGAGTTTGCTGATTGTGGTAGCAGTACTATCACCAAAGGTAAAAGTAATGGCCATAAGCCCAGCTGCAGGAGTCACATCATCGGCCAGCACACACACGCCTACTGAGTTAGCTGCGCCGTCGCCGGAACCGCCTACTGAGGTTGCTGTGAACACAGTGCCCAGGCCATAGTTGGCAGGTGCACCAGCAGCAGGCCAGTCAGTGGTTGTGCCAAGAGTGCTGATTTGATAGGCTTGCCCTACCACAAATGAACCATCATTGACGCCGGTTACATCGCCCACTAGATACTTGTGGCTGCCTTTTTGGCGGATGATATAGCCCTGAGCCACGCCAATGCCTGTGCCTGAAGGGTTGGCAATGTTCACAATTACATCAACTCTGGGGTTGGTTGCTGAAGGTGTGTCAGTGGGTGCTGCACCACCTACCACGCCTAGATATTGAGTGCTGTTGAGTGTGTCAGCAGTGTTGACCACTGGAGCAGTCAATGATCCAAAGTTAGGAAAGGCAATATCCACAGCAACGGCTGCGCCGCCATTGCCAGATCCTGTGCTTGTTTTTTGTATTTTTAGAGGACGTCCCATTTTGTTTCTCCTTAAAGAAGTCCGATCGGAGTTCTAGTCCGTACGCGGTGGGTTAAACCGCATAAAACGCAGAATTGCGTTGACAAGTATTTATGGTGAGGTTGAAATAATTCACTGTGTAGTGTACGCTGTAAATATTACCATGGACACAAACGAAATCATCACAGACGTTGCTCAACTGATCGAAGAAGGCAACCGACTACGCAGCGAGAATCGCCCAGATCAGGCACTCAAATGCTACATGCTGGCCATGTGTCATGATCCCAATTCTGCCGCGGCATTCAACAACTATGGCAATGTCATGCGCGAATGCGGACAGCCCAAACGTGGCATACCATTCTTAGAGTATGCAACTGTGGTAGATCCCAACAATGTCACAGCACGTTTCAACTTGGCTGTGAGTCGTTTGATTCAAGGCGACTATGCTCGCGGTTGGCCGGCCTACGAAGCACGTTGGGAATATGAACATCTTGCCGGTAGTTTGCCGCAACATGCTCAACCTCGTTGGACTGGGCAAGATTTAAAAGACAAGACCATATTGGTAGTGGGTGAGCAAGGGCACGGGGACAACATACAGTTTTGCAGATTCTTGTTCAACTTGCATGCTGGCGGAGCACGAGTATTGTTTCAAACCACTGCAGGGTTGATCCCACTGTTGGGCACCAGTTCTGTTATCTCTTGGATTGGTACATACACCGATCAACCACCTGAGTTTGATTACTGGGTACCCATCATGAGCATACCAGGAGTTCTGGGCGTTACCTTGGAAAACTTGCCCACACAGGTGCAGTATATAACGGCTGACAATGCCAAACACACAAGTTGGCTGAAATTACTAGGCGCAAAGAAACGCATGCGAGTGGGCTTTTCTTGGTCAGGGCGCAGAGATGCCTGGTTGAATCAACACAAAGGCATGCCATTTGACGTGATGTTTGAGCTGGTACGAAACAATCCCCAGTACGAGTGGATCAACTTGCAAGTAGATGCCACTGAAGAAGAATCTGCTGCCATGGCTGCTGTGGGTGTGACCATGTATCCCGGCAGCATTGCCAGTTTTGCTGACACTGCTGCCTTGATTGCCTGCCTTGATGTAGTGATTTCGGTGGACACTGCCATCACACACTTGGCAGGAGCCATGGGTCGCCCTACATGGTTGATGTTGCAATGGTTCGCCACAGACTGGCGTTGGATGTTGGATAGAGACTCTAGTCCTTGGTACAGCACTGTGCGTATATTCCGTCAGCCCGCCATGGGCGACTGGACCGCAGTCGCTCGAAAGATAGAACAGTATTTGTCGTGGTTCAAAGTATAGCCAACAAAAAACCCGCCGAAGCGGGTTTCTTGAACTTCCCATCCCTGAGAAATTTTTGGTTCTCTGATTAGGAGAATGACAAGTTCGAAACGGCTATCTCGCCCACATAATCTCCGGCATTGCCGAATGATGATGCAGTGTTGGTCAATTCGATGTAACCATAACGTGTCATGAATGACACCACTGGTTCGAATGTTGTTGGATCAAGCACAACACCGCTGCTCATCAAAGGAATGTATGGGCAGTAGAATGCTGGTGCGTCAGCTTCTGAAGAACCTTTGTAACCAACCAATACGCTTTGTGTGTCAGCAGCATAGCTGTCAACAAACACACGCATAGAGCCGTTCAGGGTACCAACAAACTTGGTATTGGTAGGTGCTTCAAATGTACCTTCTGTAGTGCGAGCAAACGCACTAGTTGTTGCACTTTGCAACACTGTGAGTGCAGCTGAGCTAACCACAGCGTAGTTACCAGCGCCACGACGTGTGCGTTGAGCAATCAAGTTAGCAACACGGTTAACCAACACTGCCAGTGCGGCGTGTTCGTCACCAACGAATGTTGCTGTACCAGAAACGGTAGCTTGGTTGTATGTGAACTCAGTAGCTGCCAGTGAACGCAAGCTCAAGAGAATCTCTTGGTCGATTTCAGCTGTA